ACGTTCCTAAAGGTACGTTAATGGTAACGGCACAAGTAACAGACAAAGAATACTATAATACATTGGTCGAATCGGGGACGGTTGGCTTTAGTATTGAAGGGTCCTTAGGTCTTAAACTAAGTAATCAAAAATCAGAATATATGCTACCAGATGGAGAACACCTTATCGACGGCAAAATCTACGTTGTAAAAGACGGAGTTATTGTTGAAGTTAAGGAGGTTGAGATGTCTGAAGAAGAAGCGGTATCTGAAGAAGTTGAGATGGCAGAAGAAACAACTGAAGAAGTAAAAGAGGAAGAGGTCGCAATGGCTGAAGAAACCCCTGCTACAGAAGAAGTTGTGGAAGAAGAAATGGCAGTTGATCCAGCAATGGACTCTGAAGCTATTCTTGCTATTGTCGCTCCACTTGTAGAAGAGAAAATCGCTGAGGTTCTTCAAGTAATCGCAGACCTAAAGAATGAAATGACTGAATCAGTAGAAGCTGCCCCTGCTGAGGAAGTTGAAATGAAATTAAGTGCAGCACAAAGATTCGCAAATTATATAAATTTTACTCGTCAAAATGGCTAAAAAGTACAAATTCGATTTGACAGTAGACGCTTCTGCTCTACTTCAAGCAAACCCGTCAGAGTTTTATGCAAGACTTTACGGTATGGATTCAGCAGCAGGAAACTTCAGAGTTCTTGCAGGAATCAAAAATTCAACTAAAATTGCTAGCACTGTCTTCGGAACACTAATTCAAGCGGCTGACTGTTCATTTGCTCCAACAGACTCAACTGTTTCTGCAATCACTGTTGACGTATGTCCGTTGTCTATTCAGACTTCAGTATGTCAGTATCAGTTAGAGCAGACTTGGTTAGCTGACCAAATGGCAAAGGGGTCTAACTCAGACTTTACAGTTGCTTCATTTATGTCTTACTTTTGGGAGCAGATGGCTTCTAAGGCACACGAAGAACTTGCTTTGATTATGTGGCAAGGTGATACTGGAGGTGCTGGAGTTCTTGCTCGTTGTGATGGATGGTTGAAGAGACTATGTGGTCTTTCTCCAATCCGTGTTGCTAACACTACTGTAGCTACTTCTAACGTTATCGCTGAGATCGGTTCTGTTATCGAAGCTGCTCCATCTGAGATTATGGCTAACCCGTCAAAGTTGAAGTTGTTTGTTTCTCAGAACGTAGCTACTGCTTATAGAATTGCTACCGCTTCTGCTAACACTATCAACTATACTACAGAGGCTTTAGGTCTTCGTTTCTTGGATATTGAAATCGTACCTCAGTATGGTCTTCCTGCTGACACGATCATCCTTACAGACCCTAATAACTTCATCTACGCATTGGACGCTGAAGGTGACGTAGACAGCCTACAGGTTGTTGACTTCTCTAAGACTACATTGGATAGAACGATTGGTGCAAGAGCTGACTTCAAAGTTGGTTTCTATGTAACTAACGATACTCAGGTAGTTCTTTACGGAGATTGCGTAGCATCTTAATTAAATTAGTAATAACGGGAGGGGAAACCCTCCCATCTTAAAAACCTTGTTCAAATGGCTTGTAGTACAATTACAACTATAACAAAAGGCTGCGACAATAACATCGGAGGGATTACTTCTATCCTTATCAACGATATGGATAACTTAGGTACTCTGACTATCGACACCGCTAACTGGGAGGTAACTTCTTTCGGTACGTTGTTAGATGAGTTCGTAGCTTTTGAGTTCAGAAGAAACACGGGTAACTTTACAGAAGAGGCTTCTATCGACTTAGTAAATGGTTCATCGTTCATCACGGGAACTGTTAACTTAATGTTCCATAGAAGAGAAGCGGCAAAGTCTAAGTCAATCAAAATCTTAGGCGAAGGACAGAGAGATTTGGCTTTAGTTGTCGGAGATGCAAACGGGAAGTATTGGTATTTTCCAAATGCTCAGTTAACTGCAACTGCTGAAGGTTCAGGAACTGCGAAAGCGGATGGTTCAAAGTACAATGTTACATTCGTAGCTGAATATGAGAACTTAGCATACGAAGTAGATTCTTCTATCGTTGCTGCTCTTACTACTCCTATTTCTTAATAGTTACTTAGGTG